AGCGAAAAACTCGAAGGAGCCGATAAATTAAAAAGAATTATGGAGATTGCAAACTATCGGATGCCTTTAAACAGCATCAACGAGAATGCATCTGAATATTCCATCAATTTACCTGATGGAATGGATTACCACATTGTAAAAGAGAAACAAGGTTACATTATCAAAAAGGGGGTTAACGAATCTACTTTAGATTACATGGAACCCATGAAAAACAGAAAGTATTTTTCCTCATACTCACAAGCTCTTAGAAAGTTAAATTTAATAATTAAAGAAAGCAATGAGATTAATGGACAAAACGAAGAAGTTAAATTGTTTGGTGAACAAAAGAAATTTGTTTTAAAAACACCAGCTCCACCAACACCTGAAGTTGTTGCACCTGCGGTTCCCGCAGAACCAATGGCACTTCCCGAACCTGAACTACCTATGGATGACATGGGTGGTGACGATGAACTTGATTTAGGCATGGACACAGAACTCGATTTGGATGTTCCTGCTGAAGAACCTATGACAGGTGGTGAAGATATGGAAGAAAGAGTTTCTTTTAAAGTTATTCAAAAACTTACAGGTAAATTAACTCAAAAAATGAGAGCCCTTGAAGACCAAGAAGGAATGTCTTCTGAGGATATTAAATATGTTATTAACATGGTTCTTTCTGCTCTTGATTTGACTAAATTGGACCCTGAGGATATGGAAGACATTATGTCTAAGTTTGAAGATGTGGAAGCTGATGTTGAAATGGATTCAGATATGGGTGGAGAACCTGAAATGGATTTAGATTTTGAGGATGAAGTTTCTATGGAAGAACCTATGGAAGGAATGGGTTCTGAAGACTATGACTACAACTCAGTTAGAGAAAGCAATATCGACAAAGTTCTTAGTAAGTATTTCGAGGTTACCGATTCGGAAGTAGAACTTTCAAAAAAGTTGTTTGAGGAAAGAAAAATTGAAAACAAGAAAAAAGTCAATTCGTTTATTTCAAAAATTGAAACTTTATCAGAGACTATCGAACAAGAATTGGCGGGTAAGAAGTTTTTAGAAGAAAACTCAAATTTTGAATTTGTTGGTAGAACAAATAAAAAGAATTTGGTATTTGAAAATAAAAATAAACAAATTAAAATCTCTGTTGAAGGAATAGTTTTATGAGATATCTAACTTATATCAATGGACTAGGTCCTGATTATAAGGGAAACAATCTCTACGAATTTATATTCTCTGAAAACTTAGATGTGTGGGGTGATTCATGGGAGTCGTCACCTTCGGGTGGATATCCCACACCACCTAAATTAGAACATATCAATAAAGTCGGAGTTCTTAGAAACTCAGATGTCAAATTGGAGCTTATTCAAAACTCAGATTATTTCAATATGTCCGATGCCATGGACGGTGTTATTGCTTTAGGTTGGGAAATTGAAGAGTACGATGAAAACAATCGATTGGTGTTTAAATTTGGAGAAGAAGAAGAATCGGTAAAAAATAAACTTTACGAAAAAGACTTAATTCTTGAGTTCGAAAAAAAAGTTGTTTATGAAAACTAAAGAAAAAATTGTTAAATTGGTGGAAATGGGATTATCACCAACAACCGTTGTTAAATTAAATGAAACTCAAATCGATGTGCTCTTAGAAAAACTTGCAATCTTGGAACAAGGTGCTGTTATAATTTCCCCTGAAAAAGCGGAACCACAGAAACTTAAAGATTTAACTTCAAAAGGTATTAATGTTCGTATCGAAACTGAGATGACTGAAGATGATGTAGACTATATGGGTAGTTCTCAAGGTGGTGCCACCACTCAAGCGCCCCACCAAGTTCAAGCTCCGGATGGTATGGGTGATTTAGGTGATACCGAGATTGATAAAAAGGAGGATATGTCAGAAGAAGAAAAAGATGAAAACAATCCTTGGGCTATATGCCACGCACAATTAGGTCCTAAGAAAAACGCCAAGTTTGAAAGATGTGTTAAACAAGTTAAAAAAAGTTTAAAGGAAGGGAAATCTCCAATGGATTTTTTTATTGAAGAAGAAATTGTATCTTTGGTTGAAAATTATTTAGAACCAAAAATGACAAAAACAGAAATATTAAATATGATTGCCGAACAAGGTGTCATTCGTCGCTCGGTTTACAAACCAAAATCTAAAAGAGGAAAGAGCGTTCGTATGAGCCGTCCTATTGGGGATTTAGGGATGTTACAATCTATGGGTGAGGCAGAAACTGAAACCGCACCTGTTAAACCAACTACCAAACCTGGTACTCGACCCTCTATTCGTCCTGCACATCCAGGTAAAAAACCATTCGAAGGACCAAATCCCAAACCAAAGGCATCTAATAAAGAAATGGAAGGTGCTAAAAAAGATGTATTACAACTAATTCAAAGTATTCTTCGTGATGGCAAAAAATAAAAAAATTCAGGAACAAATCGATTACGGGGATTATCCCGAGCGTATGGACCCAAGTCTCGAAAGAAAACTCCGAGACCCTGAGAGTCCTTACGCAAAAAATCCTGCAATGGGAAAAGGTTCTGAAGATGTACAAAGATTGGTTACAAACCGATTTAAACAAGTTGTGGACAAAGTTCGAGAGGTTACAGGAAGAGAGACAATTAATTCTCAAATGTTGGGAAGAATGTTAGTCTCTGAAATGTATCAGAAAGTACCTCAAGTTATACAAATTGAATCAAGACATAGGGATGCTTTGGAAAACTTGGCAATCGAGGCTTGTTTGGAAGATACCCAAATACCTTCTGATTGGTTTATTGTTGAGGCAAATTTGAATCGTGAAACAATCGATGTTAGTAACTTTAGATATGAAGCCGATGAGTTAGAGGAAAAAAACGAAGAGGATGCTCAAAAGATTATGATTGATTCAGGTTTTGACATCGATGAGGTAACTCCTGAAGAAGTTTTAGAATTAGAAAAGCATAAGAGAAATATTATTAACGCAATCATCCAAGGGTCAGCAAAAAAAGGACACTATCTTTTTCAAAAACCTGAAATTAGAAAAAAACTCGACGAAATAGACCCAAGACTTTATCCCGCATATTTGGAAATAATGTCCTTGAATGATTTTATGTACTTCACCATGGAACAAATGATTGAGATGATGGGTGCAACAGGTCAAGGAGTCGCTGGAAAGGTTGAACTTGAGGACGCCGGAGATGATGGTTTTGAAGACGAGGATGGTGATAGTTCTCCCGATACCGTAATCAAAGCCTACGGGATGTTGTTTCCCATTGTGTGTCATGAAATAATCAAAGGATTGGAAGAGGCTAAAGGTCGTTATGGTTTACCTGAAGACCCCACAACTCGTGAAAAAGTTATGGGTCAAACCGATACTTTACCTATGGAGGCATGGTCCCTTAGAATTGGACCACAAATTGTAGAAAAAATCCGTTTTGCGTTACCTGATGAAGTTTATGAAGAACAAAACAAAGGTTTGATTAATTGGTTCCAAATGGAACTTTATAAACTCCCTGCTGAGGAATTCTTAGAAATTGTTGGAAATGCAATTTCCGAAGACACCAAAAAAATTGCAAAGGCTACCGACTCTTTTCGTGAGTTGATTACAATTGCAAAACAAAATAAGGAGGAATACGAAAGTTTTGACACGGACGAAGATTCCGAAGATGATGGTTTAGATTTCTTATCAGGTTTGGGAATTTCCCGTCCTGACTAAGAAATTATGACAAAAGAACAAGTTATTATTGAGTATAAAAAGTGTATGAAAAGCACTCCGTATGCACTGAAAACTTATTTACAAACTTACGACAATACGGTTTCCCGTTATGTTCCTTTGGAATTGTTTCAAGACCAAGTTCAACTTGTCGAGGATTATGAGGAGTACAATGAAAATATTGCCCTGAAGTATCGTCAAGCTGGGGTATCGACAGTTACCGCCGCTTGGGCAAGTAAACGATTAGCATTTGCAAGAAAAGAAAAACCCGAGAAAGTTCTTATAATTGCAAATAAATTAGATACTTCGGTAGAATTTGCGAACAAAATCCGTGGATTCACCGAACAATGGCCAAGTTGGGTCGGAATTGGGTTTGCACCTGAAAAAAATTCCGCTCGTCACTTTAAACTATCAAACGGATGTGAAGTAAAAGCTGTTGCAACTTCAAAAGATGCACTTCGTGGTTACACCCCCACAACATTAATTTTTGACGAAGCCGCGTTTATTGAGGCCGATAGTGATTTTTGGGCGGCTTGTATGGCATCTCTTTCTACAGGAGGTAAAGTCGTTGTAATTTCAACCCCTAATGGTTTTGACGCAATTTACTATGAAATTTATGACCAAGCGCTTCGTGGTATGAATGATTTCAAAATCACTGAAATGTATTGGTATCGTGACCCTAGATATACCAAAGATTTGTATATGGTTAAAACTAAAGACTTAGTTCATTACCTTCTTAACAAACATGAATACCCATTAGATAGTATTATTGATTTATCACTTGAAAATAGAAAAGAAAGAAATTTAGATACTTTACACAAATATATTGAAGACGGTTATAAACCATGCTCATCTTGGTTAGAAAGTATGGTTAAAAAACTAAAATATGATAGAAGAAAAGTTGCACAAGAATTAGAATGTAACTTTTTGGGTTCAGGTGATAATGTATTTGATTCTGAACTTTTACAGAATATCCAAAAAAATGATATTAAGGAACCAAGTGCCAAATTGGTAGGTGGACAATTATGGATTTGGAAAGAACCTGTAAATGGTCACAAATATGTTATGGGTATAGATGTTTCTCGGGGAGATTCTGAAGACTTTTCTTGTTTTGTAATTATTGATTTTGATGAAAAAGAACAAGTATTAGAATTTGTTGGAAAATTACCACCCGATACATTAGCCGAAATCGCATATAAGTGGGGTATTATGTATAGTGCCTTGTGTGTTATAGATTTGACTGGTGGTATGGGGGTTGCAACGGCAAGAAAACTTCAAGAAATGGGTTATGAAAATTTTTTCTATGATGGAGTCGACATGTCAAATAAATGGAAATATGACCCAAGAGTTAAAGAGAAAATACCTGGGATTAATTTTAACAATAAAAGGGTCCAAATCATCGCTTCATTCGAAGAATCCCTCCGTCATGAATTTAAAGTAAGGTCAAGTAGGTTGGTAAATGAAATGGGAACTTTTATTTATATCCATGGTCGACCTGACCACCAAAAAGGTCATCATGATGATTGTATTATGTCCATTGCAATGGCGACTTATGTCGCGGAAGCGGCATTCCCCTCATTGGTTAAGGTGGTAAACCATACAAAAGCAATGTTGGATTCTTGGTCTACTGTTGTTACCGAAAATAAAGAAAAATCCGAATATTTTAATCCTTCTTTACCACAGTTTAATCATTCGGGGATGAATCACTCTAAAAATTATGAGGCCACCCGAAATGATTATCAAAAGTATGGTTGGTTATTCGGAAGGTAAAAGTATTTATAATAATCCATAAGGGATTAAGTTTGAGTAAGAATGGAAAATAAAAATTTAACGGTTTGGCAGAGGTTAACAAGGGCTTTGGGTCCTAATGCCTTGATGAATCAAGATTTTCCTGTCTATAAGTTAGATAAAAAGGAATTACTCAGAACTACCGATAAAACCGAATACGAAAGGGAAAAACTTCAAGCCAAACAATCATTTTATTTAGCAAATCAATTTGCTAAGGTTGAGAATAACCTTTACACTCAAGCCGTATATTATGAACCAAATCGTTTGGCTTCGTATTACGATTACGAATCTATGGAGTACACTCCGGAAATTTCTGCGGCCTTAGATATCTACGCTGAAGAATCTACCACACCAAACGAAGATGGTCAAATTCTTCAAATTTATTCTGAATCAAAAAGAATCAAATCCGTTTTATCAGATTTATTTAATAATTCTTTAGACATCAATACTAATCTACCCATGTGGACAAGAAACACCTGTAAGTACGGTGATAATTTCGTTTATATGAGATTAGACCCTGAAAAAGGTGTTGTTGGATGTCAACAACTACCTAACATCGAAATTGAGAGATTTGAACAAGGTTTGTCAACAAGAAATGCTTCGGTTGGTGTTACAAAAAATGATACTGAAGACAAAGGGTTAAGGTTTACTTGGAAAACCCAAAATATGGAATTTCAAACTTGGGAAATTGCACACTTCAGATTATTAGGGGACGACAGAAAACTCCCATATGGTACCTCAATGTTGGAAAAATCTCGTCGCATTTGGAAACAACTTTTGTTATCTGAAGATGCGATGTTGATTTATCGTACCTCACGAGCCCCTGAAAGAAGAATTTTCAAAGTTTATGTTGGAAACATGAACGATGATGATGTCGAGGCTTATGTACAACGTGTTGCTAACAAGTTCAAAAGGGAACAAATTGTAGATTCCAAAACAGGTAATGTTGATATGAGGTTTAACCAAATGGCTGTAGACCAAGACTTTTTCATTCCTGTTAGGGACCCAGCACAACCATCTCCAATTGAAACTTTGCCTGGAGCACAGAATCTTTCAGAGATTGCTGACATTGAATACATTCAGAAAAAACTTGTTACCGCACTTAGAATTCCTAAGGCCTTTTTAGGTTTTGAAGAAGTTGTCGGTGACGGTAAAACTTTAGCTTTGATGGATATCCGATTTGCAAGGACCATTAATAGAATTCAAAAGTCGATGTTGCAAGAACTTAATAAGGTTGCAATTATCCATTTATTTCTACTTGGTTTTGAAGAAGAGATTTCTAATTTTACTTTAGGTCTTACTAACCCATCAACACAAGCCGACTTACTGAAGGTTGATATATGGAAAGAAAAAGTTCTTTTGTATCGTGATTTAGTTTCAGACCCTGGAAATGGTATTCAACCTGCTTCATCTACTTGGGCTAAGAAACACATTTTCAATTGGTCAGATGATGAAATAAGAACTGACCTTCTACAACAGAGAATGGAAAGAGCCATTGGTGAGGAATTAAAGAACACTCCGACAGTAATTTCTAAAACAGGATTGTTTGACCAACTTGATAAGTTGTATGGAAATAAACCTGGTGAAGGGGCACCACAAGCACCTCCTGGGGAAACCTCTGAACCAGCAGCTGCGGCGTTTGGTGGTGGTGGTTTTGATGCGGGTGCGGACCTTGGTGGAGACCTTGGTGGAGACCTTGGTGGTGACTTAACAGGTGAAACACCAGACTTGGGTACAACAACCCCTGAAGAGGGTGAAATTACACCGGAATCAACACAAAATAAAGATATGAATATTTTGATAGAAACTGGTTTATATGGTAATCAGTTTCTAAATTTAGGTATTGCACAACAAAGTTTAGGTAAAATAGAAGAGGAGTTAGATAAGTTGTTAAATTCCTAATATTTATTAGAGAATAAATACGACCTCATGACCTTCGGACAAATTAAATCGATTATCGAAAAAAACTTGGTAGAGTCTTACAAAGATTCCTCTACTTTCAAGCAAACATTAAAAGAATTCAAACATAATGTTTTGAACAATAAATCATTTTCAAAGGTTTATTCCATTTATGATGACCTTAATACACCACAAGGTTTATCTGAAAACGATGCTAAAGAATTCTTAGAAGAGTCTGTAAATGTAATTAGACATTTATTAGAAAATACTTCATTACCAAAAAATGGGGAAAAAGCAGCAAATATTTACCAAAATATTGATAATTTGGTATATTTTGAAAATGTGAATATTCACGAAAGGTTGTCGTCAAAGAAAATGTTAATCGATAATCTTATGTTAACCACAAAAGGTTTAAATGAAAGTCCTAAAATCCCTTTAAAATCAATGGTTTCGATTGCCAATCAAACTATTGGAAAATATATTGAGAGTTTAGATGAGACAACAAAAAAAGAGGTATTCTATATTTTGGCTTCAAAGAATGAAGACTTAGAAATTGAGTACACAACACTTAAAGAATCGACAATTAACAAATTGAAGGTATTACTTAACAAACAAGAGGAATCGGATATTCAATCCAAAATTAACGAAACGATTGAAAGGATTGAAATTGAAAAATTTGACCAAGTTAATTATGTAAAGTTAAAGAGATTAGAAGAGTCTATTGTTCTTGATTCTTAAACTTTTGAACATAAGAAGCTTTGATTTTTTCGGCTCTTATTTTAACAGATTTTTTTTGGTATTCTTTTAAAGAATTTAGTTTCTGATTCTGTTTGGTTTTAATTACTTTAGACTTGAGTATCTTGAGTGCTTTTTCAATATTTTTGTCTACCTGTACTATTAACATATAATAGAAATATTTGGATTTGAGGTAAAAGTTTGTTATGATTTATAAAAAAATAAACAGATTCCAATCTGAATATGAATGAAAAAAGGAAAAACGGTTAAGATTAACCAATATGAATCAATTAAAACTCAATACGGAACAGTAGATTCAAAACAACTAAAATCACTTTACATAAACATGCAAACATGGGTGGCTCCAAAAGTCGAAATGGAAAATTGGGACCGTATAGTGGGTGGTCTTTCAAGAAATGTTAAACACAGTGTTTACGAGAGTATTAATAGGGAACTTTTTGCGGAAAAATTTATTGTTGATTTAGACCTTAGAACTAGTGGAATACAATTAGGCAAAAAATCTTTCATGAATCTTGAGATAAATCTTTTTACAAAAACAGAAATAGATTTCAAAGGTTCAATTCTTAAAGATGCAATAAAAAAAATTATAAGAGAAATTTATAAAGATTGTGTTATCAAAAATGACTACTTCACATTTACTTCGAGTAAAGAAAAGATAAAAATAAAAACTATGAACTAACATTATATTTATTTTAAAACAATATAATGAAAGATTTACACATTCTTGGGCCAAGAGAAACGGGTAAGGGGATTTTAATCGAAATGGACGCAGGTTACATTTCACCATCTGACCCCCTTAACGAATCTTTTTTGAAAGAACAAAAACAAATGGATTACAGAAACCCATTTGAGTTTTATGCTGTTCTTCAAAAATTCGGTGTCCCAAATAGAAATGGAAGAGTATACCCTGAGAGAATTTTAAAAAGAGAATCCGATAGATACAAAACCGCAATTAAAAAAGGTTTATCAACCTCTGAATTAAATCACCCTGAATCATCATTGATTGATTTGGATAGAGTATCACACCTTATTACAGACATATGGTGGGATGGTCACATCCTTATGGGTAAATTAAAACTTCTAACATCACCTGGATTCCACGAGAGTGGTATTGTATCGACCAAAGGAGATATCGCCGCAAACCTCATTAGACAGGGTGTTACAATGGGTGTTTCATCTCGTGGTGTAGGGTCATTGGCAAAAAAAGGAGAACAAAATGAAGTACAAGACGATTTTGAGTTAATCTGCTTTGACTTGGTCTCTTCACCGTCAACCCCTGGTGCTTACCTATTTAACACTCCCGAAGAGAGGTCAATGTACGAGGAAAACCTCGATGAAGAAAAAAACCAAAAAATTTCTGACTCAGGAATGAACAAGTCAGTTGATTTAATGAAAAAATTAACCGATTATTTAAATCGTTAACTAAAATGAATTAATAATTATGGATGAGAAATTTTTTGTAGCTAAAGTGGTTTATGATTTACCTGATGAAAATTCAGGACGAATTAAAAAAATCCGAGAGGAGAAACTTGTTAATGGTTTCTCAGTTACCGATGTCGAAGCTAAAGTAACAAAGAAATATACGGGGTTCCAACACGAATGGCGTATCATTTCAGTTGTAGAAAGCAAAATTGATGAAGTAATCGAATAACTTAAAAGGTGGTTTTCCACCTTTATTTTGTCCGTTTTAAATCTTTTTCGTAAAGAAGGGGGTTTATAAACGGATTTTTTTATTTACAGAACTATTTATAAGGTAAATTAAAAACAATTTTTATGCAAGAAACTAAAAATTTAGTTGAAGAGGCACTTATTCAAATGAGAAATGTTGAAGAAGTCATTGCCGAAAACGCAAAAGGAATACTTGCTTCTACAATGAAGGAAGAAATCAGTCAGTTAGTAAAGGAATCTCTTTCCGAACAAGAAGATGAGGTTGAAGTTGATACTGAGCTAGACATGGATTTTGATATGGATAGCGATGTTGATAATATGCTAGATTCTGATAATGAATTCAATATGGATTTTGATTCGGATGAAGAAACTATCGATATGACAGATATGTCTGATGATGAAGTTATCAAGGCTTTTAAAGCTATGGGACCTGAAGATGGAATCGTAGTTGTAAAAGACGAAGGTATGGTTCACATTACTGACGATAATGAAGATGTTGAATACATTGTAAAACTTGACGAGTCTGAAATGGATGACGAAGAGGATATGATGGAAGAGATGGATATAGAAAAACAAGAAATGGAATTCGACGAACTTGATGTTGAAGAAGACCCTGACTTGGACGCTGTTTTGGATGCTCTTTATTCATCGTCTGAAACTATGGAAGAGGACGAAATCATGTATGAGATAGAAATGGATGAGGAAGAATTAGACCTTTCTGAAGATATGGATGAAGAATCTATGGAAGAGGAAGAGATGGAAGAGTACTCACACGAGGAATATAACCTTGAAGAAGCTAAAATGACTGTAAAACCAAAAGGCGTAGGTATGGGTCATCCTAAATTTAAGTATGACAGTACTTTACCAAAAAAAGGATTTGATGACCACAAAAAGGCTGGACCTAAAGCTATGGGTACTGGTAAAGCAAAATTTGAATTCAAAGAGGGTGAAATGGAAGAAGATTCTAAGAAACGCGAA